CACGAGTGATAACAAACTCTAGCCCCGCCTTGGTGAGTAACAAACGTAGTTGGCCTACAGGTATCATGCCGTGTCCTTTCCATCCATATGTATCAGACGATCTAAGTACCACTGTGACTTAAGTAGATCCTCTTGCTTGTTCTTGTAACGCCAGCGGTGCAGATACTTAGCTATGTTACCCCGTAGGTAGCCAATGTATTCCTCCTTGGTTAGGAAGTCTTCAATGTAATCAATACATTCTATCTTACCCTTACCGTAGTGTGGCGGGTTGTTCACGTTGTCTGATGTATGCTCTGCCATTACTGTCTCCTTAAAGTCTTCTTGTTCTTTTATTAATCTTCGCCACTCACTGTTTATCATTACTCTTCCTCCAGACAAAAGCCACACCACGTGTCTCTACTAGCATTACCACAACTGACACACTTGCGCCACTTATTCTTTTCTTCACGATCCAAGGATGCCTTGCGTTCCTCTGGTGTCATGGGTCTGATGTCACTAAAGTCTGCCTCTAAGGGCCACTCATTGTCTGTCACGGAGTACCTCCTCATACTTGTTGAACAACTGCTCAAACTTCCATTGGTATAGCTGTTGCATACCCATGAGGGTGTTCATCATCTCATCGTGCGTAGGGTCACGCTCACCGTCACCTATCTGCCTAAAGATAACCTGTAGGTCATCGCATACATGCCAGCAGTCCATAATCATTGGTTCTAAGTCATATAGTTTAGCCATCTTCATCCTCCGTTAGTGCGTCCCATGACACAGGGAATAGCTCAATCATCTTGTGGTCAATCTGTCGTGCTACCTCTCGTGTCTCTGCCTGTGTGTCATCCTTGCAACGCAGGTTACACATGTCAGCGAAGGCATCTAGTGAACCTGACCAGTACCACTCTGTCATAGTAGACTGTGGTAGTTCCATACGGGCTTGCTCAGGTGCTACACCGTGAGCTAGTAGATCTTTGTAGGCTTTAAGTGCTGCCCATCCTGAACTACCCCAGTCACCTACATTTACTACACCCTCAGAGCCTTGCTTCTTATCGGCACTGCGTCCACGCCATTCGTAAGGAGTGTATAACTCAGGTTCATCATCAACGTACCTACGACTGATTTCATTCCAACGTAGGAACTTATGCTTGACTAGCTGTCGTGCTACAAAGATTGGAGCCTTAACGTGGAAGGATGCAAAGCAATGTCCGAATGGACTGATGTGCTTGTGCTTGGCAAGGTAACGGATCAGCTTATCATCCTTAGCCTTGAGCTTAGGTGGCCCCCACGGATCGTCTTCCATCTCACTGGTCTTACCAAAGCTGACCCGTGCTGCGTTAGCTACAGTCAGGTCATTGCCCATATGGTTGATATATGTTGCTTTAATCATCTACCTGTACCTCAATACATGCTATAGTTTCTAGTTTGTTGTTGACAAGAACAGAAGCATGTCTAAGTTCTGTCATACACTTTGTCTCATTCTCGAATGAACCTAGATGGTGATACCTAATATCTTGTTCTGGTATTGCATAGAACCATATAAGTAAGAACATTAGTTTCATCTACATATCTCCTTTAATTGTTTAACGTCATCGCTAACTTTGTACTTGATGTCATCAAATAACTTCATAGCAACTGTTTCTATTCCTGTCCAGAGCCTTATGTCTCTGCTGAACTGTAAAGTTTTATCCATGGCGTCAGGGTCAAGTGCAACCACAGCCTTGCGGTATGTTCCTACCTTATCCATGTGTTTCTTGGATAGTGATGTGCCAAGGATAGCCAAGGCTGTGACGTTAGGCACTAGCTGGGTGGCAACGATGGCAGATACGACATCCTCTACAAGTAAAACGACATCACCCTTACCTGCTGTGAAGTAATCAGCTGCGCCAGTGTAGCGATACCACTTGGGTTGTGCTCTCTTACCCACTGCCCTACCTACTGCATCAATGAGCCTTCCTCTGTAGTGTATCGGAAAGACAGTGCGCTCCTGTTTAACGTCATACATCAAGCCAGGATAGTCACGAATACCCCAGCGCAGAACAAAGGCTGTGTGCTTCTTATGCTCAAAGGTAGGGGACACTAGGTAAGCAGGGATCTCCATGGTCTCAGCCTCCTCTATGGCCTTCTCAGGGGGTGGTCTCATACGCATGATGATCTCTGCCGCTGTCATGTCTGTCTCATAGATGCCACCAACCCGACAGCCTAGCTTGTAGCAGTTGTACTTCATCGTGCCACCATCATTCATGGCTGTGAATGTACCTCTACCCTTACACTGAGGACAGTTGCTGCGATAGGTGTCACCATCCTGTAGGTTGAGCGCCTCAACGTAACTACGAATGTTCATCGTCATCATTCCCTCTAGCTGCTAGTGCCTTCGATGCACCGCTGAATGTGTTGACCATGTAGGGTTTGATGGACGTTATGTTCTTGTGTCCTGTCACCTGCATGATACCTGCTAAGTCTACCCCACCCTCCATCATCTCTGTCACTGCCGTGCGCCGTAAGTCCATGGCTGTCAGGGTGGTAGGTAGGTTAGCTTCTTTCAGTACGTCATTGATAAGATAGCTTATTTCTAGTTTATCATAGGGTGTGTATGCACCTGCTCGTGGCTTAACACGGGGTGCTACATACTCTTGAAACTTAAAGTCTTCCTTCTGCTGGCGCAGCATATCACACAACCCTGATGAGATGGGGAGGTGTATCTCTGCGTTGCGTTTGCTCTGAGTTAAGTCCAAGCGGCACTGAGTTAAGTCTAGCTTATCCCAAGTGAGAACACGCATGTCACCAACACGCTGCCCCCAATCATATGCCATGTGGACGATCAGACCAATGCTGCGCCAACGGAAGTCGCCATAAGCTGTAGCAAGGAATGTCTGCACTTGATCTCGGCTCCATAGTACACGCCGTGGTTGACCAGACCGGGTTTGTACTAGAGCTACTGGATCGTGCGTCATTACGTCATGCCTCATTGCATGTTTCCACGCAATAGATAACACAGACTTGCGGTAATTCGCTGTGCGAACACCAGAGGATAACCAGTCCTCGTAAGCCTGAGTGAGGTGACGAACCTTGATAAACTTATGGCGATAAGCCCCAAGTGCCTTGCCCTCAACTACTGTACTGCATACCGCAGCCAAGTGGATGTCATAGTCTTTCTGTGTAGAGCCTGATAGCCGACAAAATGCAGCAGACTTACTATAGAAATCAATGACTTCCTGTAGTGTGGAAGAAGCCTTGGGGATCTTCATGTTACTTTCCTTTCACGTGTTTATACCAGAGATAAAGTAAGCCACCAAAATAAGCAAGTGCTACAGCTAGTGGCAGTGAGTGCATTAGAAGTTGGGATACCATGCGTCTCCTCTCTCTATGTGTTCCTTAACGTCATTGGCTACAAGCTCCAATGCCTTAGCCGTTCCACCGTTCCAGTACGCATCATCAATCTGTCTCAACAGTTTGTGATAGTAGTCAGAGGCAGGCATCAGGTTAGTTGTGTTGAAGGGATACACTGTCATGGTTTCTGCACCCTGTCATTGCTGAATGATAGCTCATTACCTGCTAACGTCTTGAAGATAACACGGCGTACACCCGTGCGTTTGAACAGTTTGATACGAGCCTGGTTAGCGTCATGAGGGGTGAAGACTGTGGTGACATACTCACCATCAGGCTGTCCTAAACTTACATAGACTTTTATGGCACGGCTTGGGATCATTATGCTGTCTCCTCGTTATAATACCATGCGTTAGGATCATCAGGTAATACACACGGCTTCCAGTGGTTAGGATTACCGTCATCACCTACAGGCGCTCTAAAGTTAAACCTTTGTTGCAACGCAAAAGCCTTATCCCTAGCGTCACTGAGTTGTGACAGTCGCACATCCATCATCTCCAATGTGTCATCTACCAGTGAATCAATGGTGTTGTATACTTCCAACAACATAAGTAAGTCATCACGGGTGAGTATTACGTTCTCGATTTTCTGCTTAGTCATTTATCTCTCTCCTTCATGTATTGCATTACAATACTTTTATTAGTGGATATGATGATAACTCTACCATCACCATCATACCCTATGTATTTACCCTTATGCTCCACTAGTTTCATCAATCAATACATAGCGTGTGTACTGCTGACCTGTCACAGGGTGCTTACCCTTAACGCCATCAATGCGGTAGCCTGACTTGCGTAGCTCACTGATACGCTTAGTGAATGACTGGATGCTGTAGTCCAGCATAGCCTCACGCTGGGTCAGACCCTTGGTTGCACGAAGGTGTGTGATGATCTTAGAGTTTTGTGTGTTAGTCATGTCTCTCTCCTCTGTTAGACATTTATAGGTTAGTCGTTGTGTTAAGCTGCGTCAATGTTACCATTATGTCACGTCACATTTCTGCAACACCTAGGACGCCAGTGTTCTCCCACTCAGCGAATAGTCCCTGCTTTTCTAGGATGGCATTGATCTTGTGGTTGACACCAAAGT